TGAACTGATTCAAACTAATTTGACTAGTGCTATTCGTACAGACTTTAGTTGGATGCGCCCTTCACGTAGAGGTTGGCACATGGATGCTATCATGCCTGGTATGACACCCGGTGAAGAGATTGATGTGGTCGTTGCTATCGATATGTCGGGTTCTATCAGTGATAAACAAGCACAACAATTCTTGGGTGAAATCTCAGGCATGATGGAAGCGTTTGATGGTTACAAGGTTCATGTGTTCTGTTTTGACACTGAAATCTACAATCCTCAAGACTTCACTTCAGAGAACTTAGATACTATCGATTCGTATCAACCACAGGGTGGCGGTGGTACTGACTTTGATGCTATCTTTGAATACTTGAAGCGTGAAGGCAATGTACCTAAGCGTTTGATTTGTTTCACTGATGGTTATCCCTGTGGTTCTTGGGGTGATCCTGATTACTGTGATACTACTTGGATCATTCACGGTGACAAAGATCCTAATCCCCCGTTCGGGACATTCGCAATCTATGATGAGAAATGATCTGGATTGAATTTATAATTTTATCAATCGTAGGAATTCTAGGCGTAGTCCTAGTGTTCCTATTTTTGGAATGGTTTATTAATAGTTTTCTAGATTAAAGTGTCCAAGGAATCATACTTAGTCAGTTGGAATGTTGAGGGGCTTCAATGTCTTTTCAATGCCACCTCCTGGCAAAAGAAACACATGTGGGCTGTGTTGAAAGACAAAGATTACCCACATGGTCCCAATCTGATGGAGTTGATTGTTAGAGCGTCTAGAAACCCAGAACTTCAATATGAAATATATTCTTTTGAGGCTGACGAAGGATTAACTGAGGACATGATACGTCAAGCATTTGATACCAATCCACAAGGCATAGTAGACCTGATTCGCAAACAAGGTGATAAAATGTTTAGCGATTTAAAGAAGCAAGTAATAAAGTAATGGATGAGATTAACGTAAAAATTTGGTATTCCAAAAGACAACTAGAAAAAGTCCCGGTACATTTTATCAAAGCTACTACACCCATAACTGCACAAAGTTTAGCCTGGATTAGAAATTTTCTGTATGGCAGATTTGCAGTACATCGATCAGTGGATGATTCTTTTGGAGTGCAGTTATCATTTGAAAATAAAGAATACCCATTCTTTGAAGAATCAAGTGAAGTAATGATGTACGAATTGCGCTGGTCTGGTAGTAAATAAATTTTATCTATAGAAATTCATATTAAATAACTATATCCTTGAGGAGATATAATATGAGTTTTTTACGCCACGTAGGTAAGATCGGCGACCGAAAAGTTGCTATCATCTTTAGAGAAGTACCCAACGAATCGCACATGTGTTTGGTAGTATATACCGAAACACTAAACATGCACATCCATGATCCTATGATGACCTGTATCGAAAGTCAAGTTGGACAGAATTCTGAAAACTTAGCAGATGCATTGAATCGCACATACACCAAAGATGGTAAAGTAATTCTTCATGTGTTGCATAGTGAACATTTGTTAAAGAAGGTAAACACGGACTCTGTCGTAGTAACACCTAATTCTAATACCAAAATTAAATTGAGCGAACTCAATAAAATTTTAGATGAAATGCAACAAGGAGAACAAGCTGTTAAGAAGTTAGCAGAGATGGATGCAAGCCGTGGTTTGCAAGATCCTGTTGATGTTGCACGTAGAATGCGTGGTGAAAGAGATGCACAGCAAGCACAAGCACAACCACCCCGCGGTATTGTTGGTAACAATGATGTGATCGGTGATTCATTCTTGTCTAACAATTTACGTCAACAGGCTACTAGAATGCGTAATGAAGCACAAGGTTTAATGGCTGAGTCACAACGTTTGATGAACGAAGCGGCAGAACTAGAAGGTATTCCAATAGAGACACAAACTACTATTCAAGTACCTGCACCTAAGAAAAGAGGTCGTCCTGCAAAGGCAAAAGTTCCAGTCTAAATAGAAGATGACACCTGATTACATTAGTAAATGGGAACACATCTTAGAAGATGTTGAAAAGAGTAGAGTTCCTGTACAATTTATTAAAAAAATAATTGTAAGGATGGTAGGTAAAAAACAACATACCATCAATATTCAAAATCTACTCAAACAAGGTTTAGAGCCCGAAGAAATTGAAGAAGTGGTTAAACGCAAACTTGAGGAGCTTGATCCACTAATCACTAGCTTTGAATTTATCCTAAACTTAGAGAGCATTGCCGAAACAGTTCAACCAGAAACTGATAAGTTACTTAATAAATTATGAATGATATTTTAGGGTACATGTCACGTAGTGAATTACGTGTTATCACATCATGGGCTAAGAGTGTTCCTGAAAACGGAGTAATTGTTGAACTAGGTTCCTTTTTTGGTAGAAGTGCAGTAGAGTGGGCAAATAACGTCCACCCTTCTACTAAGATATATTGTGTCGATTGGTTCTTGGAAGATTTACTCATTAATTGGGGAGACGAAACAGAACCAACATATCCCGTAAAAGGACAAACATATAATATATGGGAATCTTTTCTAAAAAACACGAAAGATTACAAAAATATTTTTCCCATTAGAGGGAAATGTCCTGAAAATATTACATATCCTGGTGATATAATTGACGTACTCTTTATAGATTTACATCATCAAAACCCTGAGGATATTGATAGCTTAAACTTTTTCATGCCTTATATGAAACCCGGTGGTGTAATATGTGGACATGATTATTGCGATGCATGGCCTGATGTAAAGAGTAATGTTAAAATGCTAGAAGAAAAATTCAACACAACTGCTACGTTTTACGAACATACTACATTATGGAAAATTAACACATGAAGCAATACCTAGAACTATTACAAGACATTTTAGATAACGGAGAATCAAAGGATGACAGAACTGGCATTGGGACTATTAGTGTTTTTGGACGTCATCTTCGCTTTGATTTGCGTAGGGGCTTTCCAGCTGTCACTACCAAGAAACTCGCTTGGAAAGCCTGCGTTGGAGAATTACTATGGTTCATTGAAGGATCAAGTGACGAAAGGCGTTTGGCGGAAATCACGCATGGCACCAAAGATGGTACAGTCACGATCTGGACGCCAAACGCCCTTGCGCCGTATTGGAAAGATAAAGCGCAATTTGAAGGTGATCTCGGGCGTGTCTATGGTGTACAATGGAGGCATTGGAACAAAGACACGGTTGAGAAAGACCTTGGGCCCGCGCACAAAGGTGGAACAAGACTTGCGGTCGACCGCACAGAGATAGACCAATTGACTCAACTGATTGAAGGATTGAAGAAAGATCCCAACAGTCGTAGGCACATACTAAGTGCTTGGAACGTGAGCGAGTTAGACCAGATGGCATTGCCACCTTGTCACGTTATGAGTCAGTTTCATGTTAGCAAACACGGTGAACTAAGTTGTCATATGTATCAACGTAGTGTTGATGTATTTTTAGGTCTGCCGTTTAACATTGCTAGCTATGCATTACTTACACATTTGATTGCACAGGTATGTGACTTCACAGTAGGTGATTTGGTTATCAGTACCGGAGACACACACATCTATCAAAATCATGTTGAACAAGTTAAAGAACAACTACTGCGTAAACCAATGGGCCATCCTGCATTGATATTAAACCCTGATATCAAAGATATTACCAAGTTCACTATGGATGATATTAGATTAGAAGGATATCAAAGTCATGGACAAATTAAAGCTACAATGGCCGTCTGACAATAATAACATAGTTCAGTACACTGTTCATTCTTTTAGAGTTAGCGATGCAGAAGATCCTGATTTATACGCAGCCAGTCCTATGCTTGACTGGGAAAAAACTGAAAAAGGTAAATGGGTTATGGAAAACAGTATTCCAAAACCGAGTTGGCACAGAGAAATTGACCACTCAAACTGGGGATATAAGTATCATATTCGGGCTTACTTATCCCCAGAACAATTAACATATTATAAGTTGAAGTACGAATGAACATTTTAGTAACAGGCGGATTAGGATTAATAGGGCACAATGTAGTAAAACTTTTGTGCGAACGGGGACATTTTGTGTCGGTGGTTGATACAAAGACCAATTACGGAATTATCCCGCAAGAACAAATTGACCACTTGATTGCAGAAAGAAGTAAGAAACTTAAAGGATTAAATTTCTATCTTTACAAGCAGGATATATGTGATGTAGAAAAGATGGATAACGTGTTCAATATTGAACAACCAGAGATTGTAATTCATTGTGCTAGTTTCCCAAGACAGAAAGTAGTTAATGCGAATCCTAGACTAGGGAGTCGTGTTATGAGTGAAGGATTACTTAACTTGTTGGAACTCAGCGACAAGTATGAAGTGAGAAAATTTGTATATCTAAGTTCGTCTATGGTATACGGTGATTTTAGTGACGATGTGAAAGAAGATTATGACTGTAAACCACAAGGACAATATGGAATCCTCAAACTCGCAGGTGAGTGGCTTGTTAAAGACTATAGCCGTCGCACAGGCCTTGCTTTTACTATTATCCGTCCCTCTGCTGTATATGGGCCTCTCGACGTGGAAGACCGCGTTATCAGCAAATTCATCCTCAAAGCAATGCGTGGGGATACTCTTAGAGTTAACGGAGCAGGAGAAACCCTCGACTTCACCTACGTTGCCGACGCCGCCTCCGGAATCGTTAGTGCCGCGCTATCCAACAACACTGATAACAAAACCTACAATATAACAAAGTCACACAGTCATACATTATTAGATGCAGCCAAACTAGCAGTGAAAATTGCAGGTAAGGGAAATATCGAAGTAGGTGAGCGTGATTTAGATTTCCCTAGTAGGGGAGCACTGAATATTGATGCTGCCCGTAGAGATTTTGGGTTTGATCCTAAGATTGACGTAGAAGAAGGCTTCCAAATATACTATGATTGGCTGAAAAACGATCCCTACTTTAATAAATAAGTGAATGTGGATAATCAAATTCATGCCCGAATGGGCATTTCATATGTTGTTTTTCGCGGGTCTATTAGCGACAATAGCTGGATTCGCATTGGGTATGCTTCCTTTTATAAAGAAATATGCTCTGGCTCTGAAACTGTTGGGGGTTACTGCATTATCCCTAGCACTTTATCTGGAGGGTGGTCTAGCAGATTACAAAGAGTGGGAACTCAGAGTAAAAGAGATGGAAGCTAAAGTAGCAGAAGCACAAGTCGAATCTAGTAAAAAGAATACAGAAATTGTAGAAAAGATAGTATACAAAGATAAGGTCATTAAAGAAAAGGCTGTTACAGTAAAACAGTATATTGACCGAGAAGTAGTCAAGTATGACGAAACATGTAAAATTCCAGAGGCTGTTGTAAGAGCGCATAATGCGGCAGCAAAAAACGAAGCGATTGAGGAGAAGAAATGAAACATCAATATCACAACAGCTTCACTACATTGTTATTATGGTTTGTAATCACATTAGCCTTAGTAGTTGCATTATCTGGATGTTCTACAACCGTACCAGTAACAGCTAAATTCCCAGACACCCCAAAGCGTTTGCTAGAAAAATGTCCTCAATTAGAAACAGTTAAGGACGATACTAAACTAAGCGAACTAACAAAAACCGTCACCATGAACTATTCAACTTATTACAGTTGTGCAGTCACAGTAGACGGTTGGATTGAATGGTATACAATTCAAAAAGCTATTTTTGAAAAAGTATCTAAGTAATTAATCTGTTGAAACAGATCCGCACTTACTGCGTTTAGCGTTGGTCAACGCTCCGAAATCAACTTTCCACTCACTGCCCGGTTGTAATTCTTTTGCACCTTGTGGATAACTATATTGTACTCCAGCTTGCTTTTGGATATCTGCAATCGCTACACGGAACTTAGTCAAATCATTACCTAAGTTAACATATGGCTTGGTATGAGGGAATCCCCATCCTGCAACTTCCTTTGTTACGTTATTGATAACAATCTTATAGAAACCATGTGGAACAATAATACCGTTACCAATAGTTGAATCACCAGCTCCATACAATGCTCCAACGTATATAGTGTAGGCCTGATTGCGTTGTACTGCCCATCCTCTTATAGAGGTCTCTAGTAATTTCCAGATTCCCCTGTTTAAAGATCCGTGTTGAGGATACATGTTTGTCATTAAAAAACTTTCGTATTCTACCTGTTGACTCCAAGATAAGTCACCATCAGGAGCAGCGTGTCCTTTGTCGTACCCGGTCCCTGCATAGTCATCTGGTCTAGCACCACCTTGAACACTCTGGTCTGCTACGAAAGCATTAGTGCGTGGAAAACAACCTAACGCATTTGCTGGCTGTAGTGTATAAGCAACGTAAGCAGGAATCTTTACGGGAGCATCATATGCTACTAGATAACCCTCACGACAGATTGGTTGTACATTACGTTGAGTTTGAGCAAATCCATATGGACTATGAATTTGACATTGCTGTACGGGTAGAGGTTGTCTTTGCTCCCATGCAAACGCACTAGTAGATACTAGCAATAATAACATTAAAAATTTACGCATTTTAGCTCCTAAATATACAGATATTTATGCAATGCATATTAGAAAAGGTCGTGATAAATACTATATTATTAGGACAGAAAAATGACACTACCTGTATCAAACGTTTATATTGGTGACTTACCAAACGACGGCACCGGTGATCCGTTACGTACCGCGTTTGACAAGATTAACGAAAACTTTGCTATTTTAGAAACATTGCAACCCACTGGACCAGCTGGGTCATTTCAATTTAATAGCAGTGGTACACCTGCAGGTACAGCAAATTTTGCATATAACTCTGGTACAAACACAATAAATTTAGGTGCAAATGTTGCAATTATTTCAAATGTGACTATTGGTAATACTGCCAATCCTGTTTCTAATTTATTTGTGGGTAATAATAGCTTACGTATAGGAAACATAACTGTTACCGAAAGTGGCAACGTGTTATCATTTCCTATCTCTGTTCTACCAACAAATAAAGCAAGTTTCTTAGTTAACAACTTGACCGGTGATGGAACTATCAAAGGTGCTACTGTTAAGGCGGCAAATTCTACATATTCTACATTTTCTGTAACAACTACTAGTAATACTGCCAATCAGATTATTTGGGAAGCTCCAGCTACTACATTTAATTCTGGAACATTCACAGTAAGAAGTACAGAAGATGAATCAGTAAATAGTCAACTAGGTACGTTGACAGTAAATAAGAGTGTTAATGGACTAGATGTTAATTTTACTGTAAGTGGGACAATCTTTAATGGTAACGTTGTTACTGACTATAATGTAGATTATGGATATAGTAATGTTAGAGTTATGGTAAGTCCATTTGAAAATACTACTGTAACACATCAAGTAGATTACAAGATTGTAAACTAAATGCGAGCACATGAATTTATAACTGAAGGTCGTACTGGTAGCCTTCAAGATGACGTTGCTAGAGCGTTACCCGCTACCTACGTAATTCCCGAGTTACCAAATCAAGACCCATATCTACAATATAGATTTGGTGTTGCGATTGCAGGTGCAAAGGGTGCTAAGAAACGTTCTGAAGATAATGTTCCTGCGTTCAGTAAAGAAAGTGCGTTTGGCGAAAATGAAATAGTCGTAAGTTATGGTGAAGACATGGGCCCTATAATTGCAGATGCACTGAAGTCAATGGGAATGTCAGGTAAGAAACAACTGAGCACTACAAAGAGCGAAGAAGTTAATGATGTGGCCGCAAAAAGCCCTGTCATAGCATTTAAGGGATACAAATGAGAGCAAACGAATTTATAACTGAAGGCGAAGGTAAATTACCTAAAAACGCAGAAATGGCAGCAAAGGGTACGCACAAAATTCGTGACGTTGGTGGTTACGATAGAGTGTACCATATGAATCGTTTGTGGATGGCTACTGCTATGGCTGACGGTAAGAGTAAAAAGCCCGTTAAAATGGATAGTGCTAGCTGGTCAGAAAAGTATAACACAGCACATCCATATACACAAGAAGAACATAATATGTTACATCAAGCTATGGCAACTATTCCTTCCGAACACCATGAAGTAGTTCCATTCAGTAAGAGTATGGAACCTGAAGATACACATAAGTCAAGTCCGGTATTAGGATTTAAAGGCTTCGGTAAATCCAAAAAGAAAAAATAATCTATACATATTTTACTGCTAAGTATTAATTATTTTGCAGGAAAAACATGCTAGACATTAACAAAACTCTCGACCTAGTCAAACTCAAATATTATAACGAATGGTTATACACCTCCCATCTCTACGATGAAGGTGAAACAGACTTACATAAAA